ACAGATTTTAGGAGAAAATTAAATCATGTCTAGAAGAAGAGTTGAACTACTCAGAGCCAAAGTCGTCTCTGTGACACGGATTCTTTCTGAGTCCGATATTAAAGTGACCCAACGTGGCTCTAACGCCTATTGCTCGTATGATGAAGATGGTAAGCCATCCGTCATCAATATCCCCTATATCAAAGATGATGCGCCTGACGATTTCCTTAAAGCAATTGAAGGCTTCGTGGATCATGAGTGTGCTCACGCCTTGTTTACTGAGCCTGACGCCTACAAGAAGATCATTGTTCCATACATTAAGAAAAGAAAGCTTCCAGAAAATTTTGCTAACTTCCTGAATACAACGAGTAATGCCGTTGAAGATGTTTTCATTGAGAAGAAGCAGGCAGAAAAATACAAAGGTTCCGGGAGCAACTTGTCTTCTACCCGCGAATATTACATTGAGAACTTCTTTAAGAAGTCGATCAAAGAAGCCAAATCTACCGAAGAGTTGTTTAACTACTCATATATTCCAATGATTCGTCTATTGGGTGGACACTCAGAATTCAAATGTTTGTTAGAGCATTTTGAAGCTGAAGGTCTGTCGGATTATTGGGATCGACTAAAGCCCTTTGAAGATCGAATTCAGGATTTAAAAGACAGTTTTGATGGCGCTAACTTGTCGATTGAAATCTTTGAGGCGATCTTCCCTCCAAAAGACGAAGACGAAGAATCTAAACCAGAACCCGATATGCCTGACGATAAGGGCGGCGACAAGGGAGATTCACCAGATGAGTCAGATGAGTCAGATGAGTCAGATGAGTCAGATGATGCCACTGACGGCAAGGGTGAGTCAGGGGATTCAAGCGAAGAAGGCAGTTCTGAAGGAAGCGATGGTTCTAGTGATCGAGACGAAGATGGCGATGACAGTGAGGAGCCAGCAGATCCCGAAGAAGACGAAGATCCCGAAGAAGACGACTCTGAGTCTGATGGTGAAGATGAATCAAAAGAAGACGACTCTGACGAAGCCGATGTCGACAAGGACGGTTCTGGCAGTGAAGAGCCAGGTGAAGAAGAGAAAGATGACTCAGGAATGTCAGGTGAGGATGACTCTGCAAGCAAACCTGATTTTGAGGGAGGAGAAACGAAAGAACTTAGTCTTGGCGACTTCGAAGAGCGCGATTTTGACGGGGACGTTTCTACCGCTTTATCTATGTCTCGGCCGGATAGTTACTCCGGGGATTTCTCTGTTTGGAGTCGTGATTTCGACTTGGTTGACTACGCACCAAACCTACCAAGTGACCAATCGTATCTCGCTGAAAAGCTAGTAGATAAAAGCAATAAAATTACTGGGCCACTGCAAAAGACGCTTGAGCGAATTATTGCCGCTAAGAGCAGAGCCAGAAAGATGGGTGGAAAGCGAAAGGGGCGAATTAACACTGCTTCATTGCATCGTCTGAAATCTGGTGACGATCGAGTGTTCTATCAGAGGGAGTTGAAGTCCGCCAAGGATGTCGATGTATCCTTGGTAGTTGATTGTTCAGGCTCTATGAGTGGGAACAGGATTAAGGTTGCTATGGAGTCTGCCTATGCACTTTCTAGTGTCTTGAGCAGATTAAAGATCAACAATGAAGTTATTGGGTTCACGGCTGAGGGGCGCGAAACTGATTCAGAAGAACTACATAAAGCAATTCGAGAATCGATAAGAGCGGGTGATGATCCAGATGATTACTCTTCTTATGGCCCGATCTATTTGCCAATTTTTAAAGCGTTTTCCGAGAGTTTGAACCCAGTGACCACAGGAAGGATGGCATTTACAGGTTATGAAGGACGTGGTTCTGTTTGCTTGTATCAAAACATCGATAGCGAATCTTTACGCTTATGTGCCAAGCGTTTGATGACCCAAAAGTCAGCAAAAAAATTGATGATCGTATTGTCCGACGGTTCTCCGGCTTATGGTTGGGGAACAAAACGAGGTAAACACGATGAAATGATAAAGGTTGTTAAAGACTACCTGATGGCTGATTTGGGTATCGATGTTATTGGAGTAGGCATTGAAACCAGAAGTGTCGTGAGTTACTACCCAAAGAACTGTGTGCTTGATGACGTTACTGAGCTACCTCAAAGTTTGATGGGTATTTTGTCAGAGGCTTTACTAGGCGACAAAAAGTAAGTAAAAGATTACTTACATTATTTGAATATTCATGTAATATGAATTGCATAACAAGTTAAGAAACAATTTAGGAGATAACTTAATGGCTAACTCAACAGCCCAAATTACTTGTCAAATCTGTGGTGCAAAGACTCACGCAATCAAACCGCACTTAAAGAAAGAGCACCCTGAATATACGCTTGAGCGCTACAGCGAAGAGTTCCCAGAAGCACCGTTGCTTTCTGAATACGCTGTTTTACAGATTGAAAATCGCAAACGTGAGAAGGTTTCGGCATCAGATTCCGTTAAAGAAGTTGAAAAGACTGAAGATGAGGGAACTTATCTTCACCAAGTTTTAGCTTCTGAAAAGATCCTTAAAGATCAATTCAAATCAAAAACAGGCGATCCAATTCCAGTAAAGCTGCCTGAATCTGATGAAGCCTGGAATCACCTGATTCCATGTAAGAAATCATTCGAAAACTACATTCCACAGCCTGAAGAAACCAAGACCGCAGTGATGGGACTTGAACTGAATATCCCAACAATGATTTGGGGACATGCAGGAACAGGTAAGTCTACTTTGTGGGAGTTCATTGCTTCCTCTTTCAATTGGCCAACAGTTCGTGTGCAACACACAGGAAACATGGAAGAGGCGCACGTTACCGGACAATACACAGTTCAGGGCGAAGAAATGGTTTGGGTTCCAGGCTTACTTCAACAGGCTATGAAATACGGATGGCTTTACCTGGCAGACGAATATGACTTCGCCATTCCAGAAGTCCTTTCTTGCTATCAAGCAGTTCTAGAAGGAAAGCCTCTTGTTGTTAAAGAAGCCCCTGAAGAGTGGAGAATTGTTGAGCCACATCCAAACTTCCGTTTCTGCGCGACAGGAAATACGAACGGTTCTGGTGACGAAACGGGACTGTATGGCGGAACAGTCGTAGGTAACTCTGCTAACTACGAACGATTTGGCATCGTGATCTATCTCGGATACATGGATCAGAAGGTTGAAATCGACATGGTGCATAAGAACGGCGGCGTGAAGATGTCTGAAGCCAAATTGATTGTTGAGTTTGCTACCAAGTGTCGTGAAGCCTTCTTAAACAAAGAAACATCGAACACGCTTGGGCCACGAGTGCTTTTGAACATTGCGAAAGTTGGATTTGCGAAAGGCAGCTTCAAGAAAGGCGCTGAGTTGGCCTTCATAAATCGACTTTCTGACATGGACAAAGAAAAGGTTCTTGGCTTCGCACAGCGCATCTTTGGGGATTAAGCATGTTAGCCCCTAGATGCTTTGGATTATTCACTTGCTACAACCCTAAGTCAGATACATGCAAAGGGTGTGAGCATGAGCGTAACTGCCTTGATGCGTCCTCAGATTATCTTAATGAAGCGAGTTCTGTGGCGAACACTGAAACCTTTGTGAGACTTCAAAACATTCGAAGAATGGAGCTGGATAAGCCCAAGCTCGAAGTGAAGTCAGCAGAGGTATCGCAACCTGCGAAGACAGTTAAGTTCGATTATGCAAGCCAAGCGAATATTCCTATGAACATACCGGAAAGGGACAGGAAAGTTTTGACCGCACTTTTCAAAGATGGATTGGATTTAAGAGCTTCAAAAGAGGCAAATCCTTTTCCTTCTCATCTTTACCCTTTCATGCGTGAGGGGTGGAGCTGGATTAAAAGGAACAGCAGGTCGAGCAAGTTATCACTGAGACAGCACTATCAAGAGGTGTTGTCAGTAAGCGAGTTATCAGCCAAGCGATATGTCTCAACTTTTGTGAACATCGCCAAGAGTTACGAGCTGATAAAGGTCGAAGGGCAAATCATTTGGAGTAAATTATGATCCCTGTAATTAAATCAAACTTCTCAATGGGCGAAAGCATTATTTCCCCAAAAGAAGCAATCAATAGCTTGATTGAACTTGGATACAAAGAAGCGATTTTGGCAGACACTAACTCGGTAAATGGATTAGTTAACGCCACGAAAGCTCTTCCAAAAGACAAGGATTTCAAGCTTCATATTGGCGTAACCATACATTGCGTATCAGATGCCGAATACAAAGAGCCATCCAGAAATTCGGATGAGAAGGCAATTGATAATGATCATGCCTGGATTCGACTGATAGCCAAGAATAATGAAGGCATGAAGGACTTGTTTTGGCTTTTAACGCAAGCACACCAAGAACATCAGTTTCACTTCACTGGACGCGCATCTTACGACCAGGTTTGTGAAGTCTTCTCAAAGGGTAACCTGAAGTTGATGACCGGTGGATTTGACGGTTTGTTTTATGCGAACAAACATGATGAGCTTCTGGATAAGTTAATTGAGTCCGGCAATACGTCTGACATCCTCGTAGAGCTTCATGCCGTTGAAGGATTACTCAATCATACAATGAACTCTAAAGCAGTCTCAGCGATGTTTGAGAAAGGAATTACCGGAATCGTTACTCGTCCTATTCATTACTTGGAAGGGCAGGATCTTCCTAAAGACATCATGCGTGGTGTTATCACTAAGGGCAACGTGATGAGTCGCTTCTTTCAGGTGTCGCATTTCCGAGATCTTCATCCGGTATCGCCTGAAGAACTTGAGGCTATCGCCAGCAAGTGCACGATTAGCGATGGGGCTTCGATATTCGTGTATGACACTTCACTGGGCGCATTCTCAGATTGTGACTATCACTGGGAAAAGCAGGAAATGTGCTTGCCAACATTCAGTGAAAACGAATTCGCAACGTTAGCAAAACTGGCTGTTGAAGGGTTTAAAAAACGATTGGGTTCTGAGGTCTATGGATTCAAGCCAAAAGATCTTACTCCCTATAAAGATCGCTTGGCTTATGAGCTTCAGGTCATTCGACAGATGGGTTTTAGCTCTTATTTTTTATTGGTTAGTTACGTTGTCAATTGGTGCAAAGAGAACGATGTAAAAGTCGGTCCCGGTCGAGGATCTGCGGCTGGATCATTACTTTCTTATGTGTTGGGTATTACTGATGTCGATCCTCTACGGTTCAATCTAATTTTCGAGCGATTCTTAAATCCAGATCGACTTGATTACCCCGATATTGATTTGGATTTTCAGTCCTCCAAGCGACAGATGGTGATCGATCACTTAGTTGAGCATTTTGGCCGTGAGAATGTAGCGGGCATATCAAACTATTCAACCATTGCAGCGTCAGGAGCATTGAGAGACGTAGGGCGAGTATTTGGATTGTTACCTCATGAACTGAGCTGTGCGAAGTTGATTCCGGCTGACACACGACTTGAGGAGGCCGTAAAAGAAGTGCCGGAGCTTTCTCGATTCGCTAAAGATAACGAAGATGTGTTTGAACAGGCAGTAGCGCTTCAAGGTCAGAATCGAGCGTTAGGACAACACGCAGCAGGTATCGTTGTTGCGGGCGAACCCATCGTAAACAGAGCGGTTGTTGAAACTCGAAAAGACACAACGGTTAACTGGGACAAGCGATCGGTAGAAGAGTGGGGCTTAATTAAGCTCGATATTCTTGGTCTAGCAACGCTTGATACCTTGGACATTGCTCAAGATCTTATTGAAGAAACTACTTCTGAGGTGATCGACTATGAAGCCATTCCATTAGACAACAAAGAAACGTTGAAGCTAATGGGGAGAGGTGACACTGTTGGAATCTTCCAGTTTGAGAAGGGTGGAGCACGAAAGCTATTGCGAGATCTTAGTTGTGGTTCTGCTATCTCATTTGATGATGCGGTTGCGGTGACAGCACTGAATAGACCTGGCCCATTAGATGCTGGATTGGCAGATAAATACATCGAAATTCGCCAGGGAATCGAGATGCCAACGTATCCGCACCCAAGGACGAATGACGCCCTTAAATCTACGGATGGTGTTCTTATCTATCAAGAACAGTTGATGCAGATTGCCCGTGACATGTGTGGCTTTACGATGGCAGAAGCCGACGTTCTTCGTAAAGCGGTAGGCAAGAAGGATGCTGACTTGATGGCCTCCATGAAGAAGCAATTCATGGATGGCGCAACAACAGGCTATGTGCAAATTGAACTTGAGGATGGTCAAGTTAAAGAAGTTCATGCTCTAACCAAAGTGTCAGTTGAAGAAGTGGAGGATCAGGTTACAATCCTTCAGGCTTACGAAAACGGATACACAATTGAGGGGGGTTTATAATGTCCAATACACAAGAGCGCGGTTCTGAATACTTTTCTCAGAAGAAGCAGGAATCTTTAAAGCTGCAAGCTGAGAAGGGCATCAAGCCAAGACCTTATAAGTTGGATGAGCCTCTTAGAGATCTGATGCAAGATTTCCTTAACTTCCAGGCAAATAATTCTGAGGGTCGCTGTAGTTACTCTTCAGCCTTGCAATTTACACTGCAAGAGATGGCTAGAACCGTTGTAGAAAACAAGCAGCCTAGCCCTGAATTGGTGGAAGCTTTGACTAAATATCTTGAAAGGGATGATCACCAGCAGTTGTAAAACCGCTGTGATTGAGCGATATTAATTTAAATTTAAAAGTAAGTAAGTAATGACTTATGAAGATTAAAAATTTAAAACGCCTTGAAGACGGAATGGCCAGCGAAGCAGCAGAATCTTTCTGGAATGATATTGAAGGTTTTGCTGCCTACTCATTCAACTCTTCTCACGCTTATAGCTACACGGTAATTAGTTATTTAGCTGCGTATGTGAAAGCTAATTATCCAGTTCAGTTCTACGCTGCCGCGCTCTCTGTTGCGGATACCGATGAGAAGATCCTTCCGCTTGTGAAAGACGCGAAGCTAAACGGAGTCAAAGTATTTCCACCGGACATTAATGACTCGGACTTTACCAAATTCAAGATCAAAGAACATGACGGTGAATTGGTTCTACTTACGCCTTTAGAAAAGATTCAGGGGCTCTCTGAGAAAGGGCTACAGAGCATCAAAGACGCTAAGAGCTTATGTGGCGGACGATTCAAAAGCGTTGAAGAGTTGATTGATAACGTGAATCGCCGTTGTGTGAACAAGCGAGTCATTGAACGTCTGGATTCCATAGGCGCGTTCTACTCCATTCAGAAGGGAGTGCCAGAGCCTTTGGATGAATCTCGATTAAAAGCTCAGATCGAAGCTCTGGGAGCGTTGATTGATGAGGTTGTGAAGGCAGAGCGAGCTTTGACATTGGACGCTGACACCAAAGATGAGCTTTTGACTGAATTGTTGAATGCCAGGGATTCAAAGATCGATGAGTTTGATACCGAGTTCTTTGTTAAACCTGCGATTGGGGCAAACGCGAAGTTCATGGTTGTTACGGACTCTGCCACTTGGTCGGAAGAAGAGGCCGGCCGCTTTATGGAGGGCATTACTGCTGATCCAGTTGAGCAAGCAATGGCTTGTAGTGGCTTAGACAAGAACGATGGCTACTGGACAGGGCTAATCAAGTATAAGCGCCCTAAAGAGCAGAAGACCCTGACCAACGATCAAATCAATGATCAAGCGCCCACGTTAGACAAAGAGATTGAGCTTTTAAATCCAGCAGTGATTGTCTGTTTGGGTGGAGCTGCAATTCGTCATGTGTGGCCTGACGCCAAAGGCTCTTGGGATCAGCTATGTGGCCAAGTCATTTATGACGAGAAGAAAGACCGTTCAATAGTTTTTGGAATGAACCCTTCCATGATCGCATTTCGACCTGACGAACAAAGTCGTCTAGACGATGTGTTTGCGACCGTGATGGATATGGTTCGTGGATTAAAAGGTAAATAGGGGTGAATGATGACTGATCAAAATAAAGATGCTGTGTCTGATGTGTTAAACGGATTACTTGTGGCCGCTAAAGAAAGACAAACTTCGGCTTACGAGGAATTGGCTGAATCTGAAATACTACAAAATTCCGGTAAGTGCGTCGAAAACTGCGACCCTGAAATGTTTAATTTTGGATTAAGCCCATTAATTGATGTCTTTAAGGGCTTAATAAGTTCTAAAGCGAAAAATGAAAAGGCAGAGGATTTATTTCTTCATTGCAACTTCTATGAGCGACATTTTAAAGCTCAGATTAAAAAGCACGAAGGGTGGCCTTGTAGTGCTGATAAATCAAGAACCATTACGAAGGCTTTGGCGAACTTCTTTGTTAAAGGCGAAGAGATCAAGTTTAACTACGATCAGGAATACACCTATCACCTTCCAACAAAGATTTTTACCACACATGCAGAAATTCTTGAGTTCTTCGATGCTCTAAGAAACCTCCGTTATGGCGGTTCTGAGAAATATCTTGAAGCACTTTTGAAGTTACAGGAATCAGCGGCAGTAGGAGTGGATCATGAAAAAATCGATGACCAAGGAAGAGATTAAAGATCTCGATCAAAAGATGGAAGCTGCGGGCATGATTCCGTATTCCAAAATGATTGAAATCAACAAGTGCACATCGGCATTGTTAAAACATGCAGGTGTTAACAGCTTGGAAACCTTCGAACAGTGGTTGCAAATGCGCTATGAAGAGTCAGCCGGAATGTTCGCAAGACTTACCGTTGATAAGAAAGAAGATGATGACCTATACGAGTGGGTTCTTGCTCACAATGCGGTTTTTAAAGAGGTGTTAATTCACTTCAAAGCGGCTATGGAGTCATAACCATGAAAACTCTGGTGAAAGTCTACATAGACTTTAAAGATGTCGATAATCCCGATTGGTTTGATGCTATGTGCAAAAACCTTTATGAGATTTATTCTTTGAAGTGGAAACTTGCTAACTCTTGGGCAGGTTGGTTCTGGCGTAAGAAGGAATATAAAAACACCATTGTTGAATTACAGATAAAGAACAAGGAGCTAATTAGAAGCGCATACTCAGTAAAGGAATTTCCCTCTGAGAAATACACATTCCACTTCGATATTTGGAGAATGAAAAACAATAAATACCTTGCAATGCTTCATATTTATAAAGAGGGCCAATCATGAAGAAACTATCAACAGGTCAAGACTCAACGCTTGGTAATTGGTTAATGCTAACGGAGTTGGCTTTTGGCAAAAACTCTCCTCAAGCTGATTTCTTGAAGGACAAAATTGACGAATCGCCTAACGGAAAAGATGAAGAAGTATTGGCTGATGAAGGTCAACTAATTCAAGTTTTAATAGATATGGGCCAAAAAGACAATGCGCTCCATTAAAAAGTTATTCTCAAATAAACGAGAGGATAGGGAGCGAGAGCTAACCCGAAACCTTGTTGCCAGATATTCACGGGGTAATTTAAGTCTTCGAAGAGGTCTCTATACCACAAGAGAAGACATCGAAAAAAGGAGAGAAGAAATTGCCAAATACAAATTTCCCAAATGATGGTTGGGAAGGGTTTTAATTTAACTAAACAGGAGAAAACCATGTCAGACGACTTAGATATTGATGAATTACTTGAAGACCTGGATGAGCTAGAGATGGCTGAAATAGGCACGAAAGCTTCGGAAGAGGTTGTTGAGAAGCCCAAAGCCAAACCATCGGGTCGCATCGATCCAGATCAGCTTCACAAAGACGTTGCCTTTAATGAGCTGGAACTCGACAACGCCATGATTGAGCAAGCCTCATTGCACTTAAAATATGGTGTGTTGCTTTCAAAGATTCAGCGAAGAATGGATGCCGCCAAAAAGCGTATGGAAGTTCTTTATGCCATGCTTGATCGTGAGGTTAGGGCAGCAGCAACAGAAGAAAAACGTAAGGTCACTGAGAAGATGATCGAAGGTGAAATTCTTCTGAATGAAGATTACCAGAATGCGCTGGATAGCTATCACGATGTTAAAGCCGAACATGCTTTAGCTAAGTCTGCCTTTGAGTCTTTCAATCATCGCCGTGACATGCTAACGCAGGTTGCAAAGCGCTTAAATGTTGAACGTGAAGGTGAGCTTTCAGTAAGCGAAAGCGGCTCTACACGAAGCTTGGCGAGAGCCGTGAACGATCGTAGGGAGAAGATTTCAGCTTAAGCTGTTGACTTCGGAAATAAACTAATTAAACTTTAAAAAGTAAGTCATAGCTTACTTACATTTGGTAGGCTTTGAGTATCTCGAAAGAGCAGTTAAAACAGAAAATTAAGGTGAATGAAATGTCAGCATTAGACAGACTTAAAAAGTTCAAGCAAACCCAAGAAAGTAAAAAAGCAACCTTCAAGAAGACAGCAAAAATTCCTGATGGTCGTTCAGTTCTTCGAATCCTTCCTGGCGGTGAAAAAGATCGTGGTCTTTTCTTCCAGCCTTTCGCAAATCACTTCATCAAAGACAACAAAGGGCAGTTAAAAGCGGTTTACGTTTGCTCCGAAGAGACTTTTGATAAGCCATGTGAAATCTGCGAAATGATCAATGACGGTAAGCGTGAAATTCGCTCTCGTCTTGGTAAGGACGCCGCAGAGCATGATCCTACTTTCAAAATGCTTGATGAAGCTCGCGCCAAAGGTCGTGTATTGGTTAACGCAATCAATGTCACAGCAGGCGAAACAGAGCCGCAAATTTACGAATTCCCTAAGTCTCTTTTTGAAAAAGACTTGATGGATGTTCTTGAAGAAATGGCACTGGAAGGTGATGACTTCGAAGAGAACATGGGCATCGATGTTGTAGTTAAGCGTTCTGGCTCTGGCCGTGACACTCGTTACACCTTGTCACTTGCCAAGAAGCAATCTGAAACCTCTCCTGCAATGCTTGAGAAGATGGAAGATCTATACGGTTACGCGCAACAAGAAAGTGAAGCCAAGAAAGCGAAAGCTATCACTGCTTTGGCCTCTTCCACTCATGGCAAGCTTCCTGCGCCAGCAGAGAAAGCAACTGAGTCTATTGCGTCTGACCTGGCTTCAGCGTCGGTAGATGATGCAATTGATGTTGAATACGAAGTGAAGGCTGCGGCTGGATCAGACGTATCTCCATCGCCAACTACTACGTCAGCATCCTCTGATGAAGACGACCTGAATGACCTGCTTGCAGAGCTTGGTTAACAAATAAGGGAGCGTTCGCTCCCTTTCTTTTCTTATCTATAAATTTTGAGGTTTATATGGATTACCTAGTAATTGACGGTAATGCGATTGGCTACACCTCTCAATACGCGAATCCTCTGCATGTTGGCGAAACAGAAGTCCAGGCGGTCTTTCATTCGGTAAAGACATTGCGTGAATTGCTTGAGCGATATGAAGGGTATAAGCCTATTGTTCTTTGGGATGGTCGAGCGCAATGGCGTTTTGATATGTGGCCGGAATACAAATCAAAACGAAGCACTAACCCAGTAAGTATTGCTCAGAAAGAGAAATACAAGAAGGTTGCTCCGCTGATTGAGAAAACATTCGAAGCGTTGGGTGTTACTCAAATGCGTTCGGCTTCAAACGAAGCTGATGACATTGCTGGCTGGTTAGCTCCACAGCTTGCCAGAGATGGGAAAGTTGTTCTGATCACCAAAGACGAAGACTGGATTCAGTTAGTTCAGAAACGTGTGAGCTGGTTTGACCCTTACAACAACAAACGTGCTTCTGTTGGCAATTTCAAAGATCAAACGGGCTACGACAACGCTGATCTTTTCCTTCAGGCGAAAGTCCTGATTGGTGATGGATCAGATTGTATTCCAGGTGTTGAAGGAATTGGTGAGAAGTGTGCACCTGCTTTCCTCGAGAAGTATGGCTCTGTGCCTGATTTCTTAAGTCGATTCGAATCAAAAGAGTTTGATGGAGAGACAGAAATCCCAAAAGGCTCAGATCTTTCTCGATACCGAAAGAAGATCGCTAAATTTGCCACAGAAGATGAAGGTCGTGAGGTTTATGAGCGCAACATGACCTTGATGGATCTGCGTGACAAAGAGCGCCCTTCTGATCTTGTTATTAATAAATCCGAATACAACGAAGCCAAGTTAAAGACGCTGTTTGAGCGCTTGGCTTTCGTTTCACTGCTTAAAAAGCTTGATGAATTTGTCGAGCCATTTCTTTCTCGTGAGGTAGAACTATGAAAAAACCAGATTTAGCAGCATTGGCTGGCGCAGTTGTTAGTGCAGTAGGCGACAACGATGAAATTCAAGGTGTTCAAACTTGGTTGGATACTGGATACAAACCACTTAACAAAGCGCTTTCAGGCGACTATGACGGTGGAATTCCAGTAGGTCGAATTATCGAAATCTATGGTGGAGAGTCCTGCGGAAAGACCGCTTTGGCTACATCTGCAATGAAGTCTGCTCAAGAGATGGGTGGCGTTGCCATGTTCAACGACCATGAACGTAGCTTTGACGTTTCACTTGCTACAGGGATGGGGCTTGATGATACTCCGGGGCCTTGGATCTTTAAGACGCCAGATACCTTCGAAGCTTCTGTAACCAACACAATCAAAGTGGCTAAAGCCATTCGTGAAGGTGAGTTGATCGATCCAGCCGCGCCTATTTGTGTTGTGTTCGACTCTCTGGCTTCAATGATTCCTCAGTCTAAGTTTGCCAAGGAAGTAACAGAGCAGGGGATGAATGACTCTTTGGCGTTATCGAAGGCTTGTTCTTCTATCTTCCCAACACTCGCTTTGATGGCTGAGAAGTATCAGATGGCGATTTTGATTCTTAACCAGGTGCGTGAAAAGCCCGGTGTTATGTATGGTGATCCAACCACAACTCCCGGAGGTAGAGCGCCAAAATTCTACGCCTCTATTCGTGTCAGTCTTTCTCGTTCAATGATTGTCGATAAGTCAGGCGGTGAGAAAACCACTTTGGGGCAAGAAGTTAAAGCCAACGTAATCAAGAACAAGTGTTCTGCACCGTTCAAATCAGCTCAGTGGCGCTTCATGTTCCGTGAAGATGGTTCGGGCTATTTCGATTATATCCATTCAACGCTTGAGCACCTGGTAAAGATTGGTGTGATTCCTTCCGCTGGTGCTCGTATCGAATGGGACGGCTCAAAGCTCTATAAGAAGCAAGTAGCAGCCAAGTTGATGTCTGATCCTGAAGGTCTAGCAAAGCTTGAGGCGATGCTTCCTAAAGGCGAAGAAGATCTGGAAACAGATGATGAATCAATTGAATTGGCCAAGCTAGCTGAAGCCTAAAATCACCTGCAAATAGTCAGCGGTTAACGCTAATTTCCAGATAGACTCTTCTTAAAAACAAAGGGGAGTCTATCAATGGTCGATGCCAATCTTCGTTATGTCGTTCTTGAAGAAGACAGTCTTTACAGACTTAGGAGAAAGTCAGGTAGCTTGTGTGATCACTGCGGTATTCGCAGCTCATGTAATGCTCATTCTAACAGTGTCAAAACTTGCTCAACTTACATGCCAGTAATCAAGTTCTTCGATATGAAAGGGACGGATAAAGCCTTTAACACAATGCGTTTGAGATCAGCTTGGTTTAAGCGCGTTATTAAGGGGCAAACAGTCGCTTTGGTCGACAAGAATAATCAAGTTGCCGGAACAGCTTTGGTAACTGGAAAGCATGTAGACACCAAAGAGAATGTCTTACATTCGTATTACAAAGAGAATCACATGAAGCCTGAATCTCCCGATGAAATGGAGAAGATTTTGAGGCGTTGCAATGGAAATTTATTCGTTAATTTGGCTGAAGAGATAACTGTTATCGAATTGGAGCCTAATTATGATCAAGATCGAAAGAGAACTGGATGAACACCTAATTGAGCATGTTCGAAAGAACAGACGACTTTATGGAGGGATCTTTGAGTTGCCCTCTAAGAAGCGTGTTTATTTAGCCTATCGAGACAAGAAAGAAATTTTCAGAAACGGAGCGCCCAGCATTAGTGATGCCATCAGAAAGGGTATTGCTTGCTGGGCGCTTGACGTTGATACGCTCGGAGAGATGAAAGCAAAAGGCATTGCTTATGTTGGTGTGAGAGTTCGTGAGAGTGGGGACATTTATATCACTCACCTTAAGAACTTCTATGACGAGGGCAAAGTCCAGGTGATGAACTTTAAGAAGCGAGGAGGTGAGTTGCAGCGTTATCTGCCTCTTACTTATTTCATTAAGAAAGAAGGGGAATTCAGTTTATGAGCATTCAAAAGAATCAATATGTTATTTATGGCGTAAAGCTGCCTTACAATCACTTTTCAGAAGAGGAGCATGAGGCTCTTGATAAGTATATTGATTCAGCATTTAAAATTGACGACATTAATCCAGGCGGAGTCCACGTTTTGGCTGACGGAATGAACGGAAAATATGTCATTCTTGGTCGCTGTCTCAAAAAGTCTTCAGATCATCAATCAATTGATATGTTCGAGTGTGATGACCCATCTTTAAGCGCTGAAAAAGAGATTGCCGATGTTCTACTGAAGCATCTATTCGATATTAACCCTGAGCAGAACAAGCTGATGTTCGTTACTCACTATCGATAGGTGATTCATGAATCAGAAAAGACCGGTCTATGAAATCTTAAGAGACATCAAACATCAAATGCCTATTCATGCCAGCACATTCTCAAAGTGCTCTAACGACTGTGGCAACAGAGCAAGAGCTGGTAGTCCCTGCAAACTTTGTCTGAAGAAGGAGCTTATTGAAGTCGTGGGTGAGGATGCGGCCAATGAGTTTTATGAGAAGTATGAAGCTGCAAGAAACGCTGAATACAGTCTTTATGAGATTGAAAGTAAGGTGGATGTTGATGGGTAAATTTTACATTTTAGGGTCAGACGAAAGATTCAAAGAACTTCTGGAATCGAATCTTGAGGGCACTGATCATGAGGTGAAGCTTGTTGATGAATATCCCAAGGATCTCATAAACGGTCTTGCCCACGAATTTATAGTTGTTGATGAGTTTGAAGACAAGAAGGTTATCTCAAGGCCCCCACTTGGCTATGGGCCACAACGTAAATCAACAAAAGGAAAGGTGAG